CGGCCACGTCCTGCGGCAGATTGAACTGCCCGGCTGGCCCGATCCAGCTCGATTGGACGTACTGCCCGGTCTGCACCGGCTGGGTGTACGGCGACACGCCGCCGCTGGCCCGGATGGCGTTACGGAGGAGAAGGGCGAGGAGCGGGTTTTGTTTGTAAATTAAGATGACGACCATTTGCGCATAGACGCGGCGGACGGTCGCTTGGAGTTCGAGCCCTATCGGCCCGCTTGGGATGATGCCAGCACCGAGTAAGGGCAATTTCTCCTCCTACACCGCGTTGTGTTGATAAGCCGGAATGGTCCCGCTCCAGATGTCACGGTCTAGGTCGGTCGCTCTCTGTCCTCTGCCGTGTCTGCCTTTCCACAGTTCGAGGTTTTCGGGGCGGTTGTCTGCGCGTCTGCCGTTCTTGTGGTGAACAGTCTCGTCTTTTTCGAGTTTTCTTCCCAAAGTCTTTTCCATGACCCGACGATGTTCGGGTTGCTGGTAGTTCCCTTCGACACGCTCAGTCAGGATGACGTAGCCGTGCTTGTCGATCGACCAGCCTCGTGCGCGGGCTTTGTTTCTGCCCACGGCGGCGCATGAGTTCGAACAAAATCGGCGGCGCTTGATGTGCCAGAATGGACCGGAAAACTCCGCTCCACACCGATCGCAAAACGCTATCGTGGTCGTGCGCTTCAACTAACGTCCTCGGGCGCGCTCCTCGTCACGGTGGATTGCGCCTAGGATTTCTTTGCGTCCCCACGCTTCCGGGTCTTTGGCGATTTCGTTGAACTCCGGGGCCTTTTCATGATGCCAGAACTGGCTGTCATAGGTCGGGTTCGACATCTGCGGGTTCTTGCTCGCCCTGTATTCGGCCGCCACTTCGTGATCGGCGACGGCTTTTTCGTGCATCCACGCTTCGAGGTCTTTCATCGCCTCGTCGGTGAAACCGTATTGCTTTTTGACCCTTGCGCGGCTCTCGTTCCACGCGGCGCGGTCGGCGGCGGCGGCGGCGTCGGCCGCCTCTTTCGCCTTTTTCTGATCCTCTTGGGAGAACCGTTGCTCGACCTTGGCTTCCAGATCGAAGTCAGGGATCGAGAGGTTCGGATATTTTTCTTTGATGAGCGCCTTCGCCTGTTTGTTGAACTTCGGATCGTTGTAGATGCTCTCGACAAAGTCGGCGGTCATCCGCTTGTCTTGGAGGTATTTATATTCCTCGTCTGAGATGGTGCGCGGCATCTAAAACTCCGATGAGTGGGGGAGGACATCTAGCCTCAACACGGCTCGCCTCCCCCGACCGTTGCGTCATCACTCGCTTGGTCGTTCCGGTTAACTCTTGTTGTCCTTGCCGACGATCGAAGGCTGCAGCGGGACGCCGCCTTCGGGCTTAGGCACGACGGCGGGGATTGCGCCCCACTCGCTGACTTCCGATTGGGTGTCGACTTGGAGGATCGTCCTCGGCGGCGTCTCCGGGGGCGACGTGATGGGCGGGTCGTATGAACGGTTCTGAGCCATCATTTCCTCCAAGTCTAGGTTAGACTGTCAACCCATATGGATGACACTACGCTTGCGCATGGCGAGAAACGCCATCCCGCCCAAGCCAAGCATGAGCATCGCCCAAGTCGAGGGCTCGGGAACGCCGGTCGTCAGTTGGATCGAGCCGCCGAACGACTGACGCGGCGCCGTGAAGTCGATGGCGAACTGCGTTTCGTCCGTACTGAACGCGCCGGTCGCCGCCGATACCGGACCAAAAGAGCCATCGAGCAAAGCGGCGGGGAAGGTGTGCGTAGCGAGCAACCCGCCATTGGCGAACGTGCTCTCGGTCGTCGGGCCGGGATCATTGGTGAGCCCGTTGACGGTGAAGGTCGAGAGCGTATTTCCGGTCCCGAAGATGGCGCTTTGCAGGATGTCGACCGTCAGCGTGTGCGAGCCGGTAAAGCCGACCGCAGCGGTAGCGTCGAGGGTGACGCTTGACAGGTCCGCGTTCGGCAGGATCGGCGAGCCTTGAGCGTTGATGGTGATGTTGGCGAAATTGCTGTCGTTGGCGGTGAGCGAAGCCGCGCCGGTCGTGATCCCGCTGACGTTGTCGATCAGCGCGCCGTTATCGAAAACCTCGATTTGCAACGTCGCTGCGGCGGGAACGGCGGTCGCCGCAAGGAAGGCGGCGGTCAAAAGCAATCTGTTCATGTCACGGACCCCTGCTCGGAATTGAGCGTGCTGTCGTAACACGAGGGTCAACTCCCCGGTAGGGGTGTGGAAGGCATCGGAGCGCCGCCTTGACCGCCGCCCGGATGACCTTGTCCGCCCGATCCCATGATTTTTTGCAGAAGCGCGTTCTGGATCGTGCGCTTGAGCTGGTCGCCGATCATCGTCTTCTGAATGCCGACGGCCGGTCCCATGGCGCCAGCGCCGCCAAGGTGGCGCGAGAGCTGGCTGATGGTGCGGAAGACGTCGGAGTGGAGCTTCGATCCCGGCTGCAATCCAAGCCCCGCCTGCTTCAAGGTTTGGATGGCTTGGATGATGAGGTTCATGCTGTCGGCTTGGTTGCCGGGTCCGGGCGCCGAGACTTGCGCGCCCATTTTCGAGCGGGCGAAGGCTGCGAGGTCGCCGCCCTGCATGGGGGCAGTGTCGCCCGGAGGCTGACCGCCGCCAGTGGGAGGACCGGGAGGAGCGCCACCGGGCGGGGGCTGGTCTTGCCCCATCTCGGGATCGTCGTCGGTTACATCGCCTGCCATCTGCATCTCACCCGGAGGCCGCCCCCGCGACGGGGGCTAATGCCTAGCGAGGGCGGTCATCCCGTGTGCGGTCGCCCTAGGGGATAGGGCTGGGACGGCGGGAAGCTAGCCGATTATCGGATTACTGCAAAGTCACCCCCTTGCCCCCGGCTTTCCTGCGCGAGCCGCCGCCGCCAGCTTTGATGCCCAAAACCGCCTTCATCAATTCCTCGGACTTTTCCTCCTTCGCTTGCGCCGCTTGGGCTTTCTGCCGCTGTTTCAGACGCGACAGCAACAGCTCGGCGCCCGGCGGGTGGAGCATATGGATCAGATCCTCGGCGTCGATTGCTCCCGCTCGCGCCAACGCGATCGCAATTTGCCTGTTATCCTCCGCAAAAGCTGGCGACGCTGAGTGGCTGTCAACGGTGACTTGGAAGTTGCCCGGAAGCTGGGAGAGAAGGAACTCAATTTGGCTGTCGGCTGTGGTGTAGATGAGGGCGTCCATGGCTTGCATGATGCGGAGCGCCAGCCACCCACAATCGGCGAGCTGCCTTTCGAGCGTCGAGGCTTGCTTGATGAGGTGGGGGGACGAAGTTCTAACCAGAGTTTGAGCATGGACGCCAGCTCGGACGCCCGGCTCTCCCGATCCAGACATGATAGGCGAGAACCCAGAAGCTTCATCAAACAGTTTGAAAATAAATTCGAGTTCTTCCAAGTAGTTTTCCGGCGGCGGGTCCAGTAGTTTCGACGCTTTTGCGTTAGGGTTTGGATCGTTAATGAAACCTCCCTCGTTGACAATCTTAAAGTATTGTTCTTCGGTGACGGACGTAAACCCGCTGAATACTTGTGGAGCATTGACGTTCCTATCCCACATCACTTTGATGTCGCGCATCCTCTTGTTGAGCATGTCCTGCAACATCTGCACGTCGGCGATGATCGAGCGGCCCCAGAAATAGCCGGGCGTCGGCTGCGGCTGCACCTTGACGAAGCTCGATTTGCCGGGGACGCGCGACAGGTTGCGGTGCGTGTCGTCGCCTTCGATGATGATCGGCTCCGCGCCGTAAATGACTTGGATCGTCGTCCAATCCTCGTCCCGGTCGCGGTCCTTGATCCACACTTCGCAGTGCTTGACGGTCGGCGCGAACGAGCGCTGCGGGCGCCATGGCGTGGGAACCGGAAAGACGTTGACGATACCCGCAGCGCTACTGGGGGCGTCGCCAACGTCGCCCAGTGGTTGCAGTCCGCCCACAACCATTTGGTGAAAGTAGGTCGGCTCCTCCTCCTCGCGCATCGGCCCCGGCGCTTGCTCAAGCTTGGCCATGATTTCTTCGTAGCGCGGGTGTTCTAGGAGCATCGTGCGCAGCCGCGACTTGGTCGGATAGCTGATGTGGCAGAACGCCTCTTGCTCGTCGAGGTTGAGGGTCGTCTCGGA